GTTTCTGTCACTTGATCATCAGTCATACTTTCCACAGAGTTTTCTACATCTTTCAGTCTTTTGAGTTTCTTCAAAGAGTTGGTGTAGTAAGCAAGAAAGTCATTATTTGGTTGCATAATACACATAATGTTTTCTGTCTTTATAAAAACTTCATTAACTTCTGTTAATTGTGTAGGTAACCAATATCCCATAACCACAGCAGAATTTTGACCTCTGGTTTGGAAATCAATTGTCATAGGTTCTGACATAATATAACCACCCTCAAGTTCTCCTCCGTATACTGAGGCTATGATATCTTCACCGGTGTTGAGTCGGACTATCTTTATTTCCTGCATTTTTTAATCCTATCTTATAAAATTTATATGTGAATTTTTCTTCATTGTATGTGCGACACCTCTCGATAAAATGTTTCAGAGTAAAATTCATATGCTTTTTGAATCTCAGATCATCTGCAATATCATACAAAACTGCAATTTGTTTACCTTCTGCTTGACGCAGGCCTCGACCAATTGATTGCAGATTGCGAACTCTTGACTTAGAAGGTGAAGCAAATATAATATTGTGTAAATTTCTAATGTTTACACCAGTAGAGAACGTTCCGAATGATGCAACAACAATTGCATCATTTTCTTCTTCCATTATCTTTCTTATATTCTCTCTATCTTCGGTGTCTGTTCCACCATGAACAAAGAATACTTTTCTATCACCGATGTTTTCGGTGTTTCTAATCATATCATATAATATTTTGCCGTGTTTGTCAACCATTTGAAACAATACTAGTGTATTTGTGTTCATACTTACCGCAAGATTTTTGATAAATTTGTTACGCTGCTCGTTACTGATAAGGTATGAAATTTCATCTTGATATGTTTTGTCTTTTAGTTGCAAACACATAGCATCATCATGTTTCAATATCAAACACTTTATCTCAAAGTCTGCTAATTGTTTTTTGTCAATCAGTTCTTTTGTGCTGATGACTTTCTCAACAGTACCAAAAAGACCCTCAAGAACCAATTTGTGTGTTTTTGTTCCGTCAAGAGTACCGGTCAAACCAATTCTATATTTTGTATTGATACAACTTGTGAGTATGGAAGTCAAAGACTGTGCCTTGAATAGGTGAGCCTCGTCACCAATGATGTAATCAAACTGTGCAAAATACTCTTTTGGTAATTGGTACATCGATTGCCAAGTTGATATTGTCAAATTCTTATTTGAATTTTTATCTTTACCTTGGTATATTCTATGCACATTCGTTTCAACGTCAAAATCGTTATGACTTGAATAGTCTGCAAAATCTGAGTATAATTGTTCAACCAAAGATGTTGTTGGTACAATAATCAAACCCTTTAAGTTTTGATAATCTAATAACTGTCTAATGAATAGATAAATTATTAACGATTTGCCTGATGCTGTTGGAGAGAGCAATAATGCCCTACGATTTTGCATTCCGTGAATGAATGCATTTATTTGATGTTCTCTAACTGAAATTGGTTTATTCTGAGAGTGTAAATTCAAAGACTCTATGAATTTTGTTGCATGATATACACTAAATTCATCTTGAATATCTGGTCTAGTCTCATCATATTCAAAACTATACTCTCTTGATTTGCAAAACTCTTCAAGATATGTTAACAATCCATAATATAGGTTATTATTTTGGAGTGAGAATAGACGTATTTTTCCATCCCAAATTTTATTTCGAAAAGCCGGAACAAACTGGTGACCAGGAACATAAAACGTAAAGTACTCAGATAACTCTTGAGCAATATGTTTTTCACATTTTATATTTAAATAGACCTCATCTTTTTTTGAGATTAAAATATCGATATTCAATTTCTTCTACAATCATTGTTAATAATGGTTTATATCTCTCTTGCAAAAAATTTTTTGCCGCCCAATTTAAATATTCATCGGGTATATCTTTAAAATAATAACCGCTATATTTACCAAAAGGAAATTTTGTGTGTAACCTAGATTTATGATCCTTTTTCATTGCCCACCGATGAATCTTTCCCATGAAATATATTCACGTAATTGCCAGGTGCGCTGTTTCAATTCTCCCATGATTGCTTCAATAACCGAAACAACTTCTTCGTGGTAGATTTTCTTTTCCAATAACTTAATCAAATCTGAATCGGATTCCAGATATGTGGATATATCCGATTTTAGTGTATACCTGAATGGTTCCCAACCGTTTTGGTCCAATTCTTCTTGGGACATTTTGCCGGTGTAGTATTCCCATTTAACTTTACGCATACGCAAATAATCAAAGTTTGCTTTCTTTGATGAAACTTTGTGCTTCGTAAGTATGTTTAGGTATTTGCTGTGTATTGTGGGTATGCGAATGAGTTCTTTTCCAGGTTCTGTCTGATCAATCTCAGCATCTTTTTCCCACATTTTCAAAACTTGTTCTAAATTTTCCATAATATCTCACAAAATAAATATGCCAATTATAGCATATAACAAAACAAAAATCAAATATTAAGCATCAATAAAGTTAAAATAGTCAAATCTAAATGACGCAGAAGCTGTAACTATAGCATCTGCAGATTTTGTTGTATCGAATTCTATGCTCGACAACGATGTTGGGAATGCATTATAAAATTGTATTCTCATTAGAGGATTGTTTAGTGCTGACATTACAGTTAAAGTTGCATCGGAATAATTTTTTTGTTTATTCTTGCTGAACTGTGTTTGCATATCCGATAATCTGTTGCGTTCACTAAAACCTTCTGGTGAAGCAATTGACCTAAACCAAGAATGAATATCTTGCCAAGTTTGCAAATCTTCATTGATTATGAAACTAATTGATAGTTGATCATAAGTTATTTTGTTGCCCGGAGCATAAATATCTGATACCGGAGTATTAATTGGCGCACTTCCTAAATTTATGCCTGGTATATTAACCGTTTGGCAAAAAAATTGACTTGTGCCAATCCTATCAAACGACAGTAAAAACTTGGTCGGTTGTAGAAGATTTGTATTTTGTGGTGCTCTAGTTAGTGCGGACATTTTGTGTAAATGAATTGTACTGGTACTATTTAGGATAGTCCTAAGTGGTCTTCCGTTATTAGTTTGAACTCCCAACCTCTATCTAAACAATACTCAGTTGCTGCTTTCCATTTGGCCTGATTCACACCCCATGTCACAACCTCTTGTATATACTGCTTAGTCACACGTTTCTTTTTTTCTGGTTCTTTTGTTTGTTTTTTCGGTTTAACCTCAATAATCATTGTTTTTGTTTTACCATCTTTGGTTTTAACTTTAACTATAAAGTCAGGAAAATATCGGTGAGTCCTGCTATCTACAGGAGATACATAAGGAATTATCAATTCTTCAGAAGCCCATGATATAATATCTGAGTTTCTATCGAGCCAAGACATAACTTTACACTCCCAAGAAGAGCGATATATTATATTGGTATGATCTCCCACATATTTTTGTGGGTTTTTTGGAGTAAATTTGCCAGAATATGCCATATAAATAATCAATACTCAATCTTTTAAAAGAGACCATAATGGCCATTATTTCAATTCCAACATCATTATCCGGTATAGGAGTACCTGGTACAGTCGGTAAAATACTTAAAGGACCGTTAGCTGCGCTTTACCAAGGCAAAGGCGTCAATACTGTTAATTATCCACACGATTTGGCTAAAGACCCAACACAATCGCATTATGTGACTTTTTCAGTAAAACAAATCATTCCTTCTGGATATTCTTCTGAAAAACCTACATTAGCAGGCAGTCAGCAAACTGTTGGATTAAAAACTACAGATAAAGTTGTTGGGTTGGGTATAGATGCTGTAAAATCTTTAGCCCCTTCGGTCACCGGTTACATAGAAGAAAAAGCTGCTTCTGCGGCCGATGCTGTTGGTCTTGGCGGATTTTTTTCTACTAGCCTAGGTGATGTCATATCAAAAGGTATTGCAATAACACCACAAACAACGGAATTGCAGTCAATCATTTCATTATATATGCCTGATAGTTTAACTGCAGACTATAGTGCTGAATATGACACATTAAGTTTAACTAAAGATTTAGGTTCGACCATAACTTCGATTCGTGCAATTGATGAAATGGCAGGAAAACTTGATTTCAGTTCAATTAAGGCGTTTGGTGGATCTGTGGGAAATCTAGCATCAACCGATCCGGCCGCAATATTTGTAGCCAATGAACTTGCTGGACTAAAAGGCTTAGGTAATGAAGGCCTGAGAGATGTTATGTTGAAAGCTAGAGGCTATGCGATAAATCCGCAACTTCAAATGATTTATCGTGGAATTGGTTTTAGAAGTTTTCAGTTGGACTTCACCTTGTCTCCAAGATCGCAGCAAGAAGCAAATGATATTGATCGAATTATTTCAACATTTAAGTGGCATTATGCTCCATCATTACAAGCCGGTAAAACCACATCTACAGATAGTATGTTTTTGATTCAACCTTCAATATTTAATATTCAGTTTAAATTGGGGGGAAATGAAAACCGTTACTTACCAAAATATGGTGATTGCGTATTGAAAAATATCTCCGTAAATTATGCACCAAATGGTTGGGCCGCATATGAGGACGGCTTCCCGGTACAAACCCACCTATCATTACAATTCGAAGAAATTGTTATCCTGGACAAAGCCAAACTGCAAGCTGGATTTAACGGAGAGAAGGATGGGTTGAGATAATGATGTACTTTAAAACCTTACCAAAAATTAATATGACGGACTACAAAGGTTCGGTTCTATTGATGACAAATCTAATGTCTCGGGTTGAAGTTATACAATCATTGTTGAATGATCCTTTACTTTTCTATTCATATGATATTCAAGAAGGTGATACTCCTGAAATTGTTGCTGACAAATATTATGGAGATTCATATAGATATTGGTTGGTTATGTTTTCAAATCAATTATTTGATCCTCAATGGGATTGGCCATTAACATACAGACAATTTGGTGATTACTTGTTTGCAAAATATAAAACGAATGAGAATCAATCTTATGCTGAAGTTATTGCAACTGTCCAACAAACAGTAAAAGAATATAGGCAGGTTACTACAACTGTCGATAGTGATACATTAGAACAAACTGTAAAAACAATAGTAATTGATGGTACTACATATGCTGCTGGTGTAAACAATACAAGCACACAAATTTTTCCTAGCGGTTCATCTGTGACTCAAACTGTAGAATATCAAAGTATCGGCATATATGATTATGAACTTGAGCAAAATGAAGCAAAACGCAATATCAATTTGATTAATGTTAAATATGCGTCACAAGTTGAAGCTCAGTTACAAACCTTAATGGGCACATAAATTGACGAATTCTGTATTATTTCCAAAAGACTATTCACTTGTTACGTTAAATTTATTAACGGCGGCAGGAACAATTGATTTTAAACCATTACTGGTTGAATTGTCTTATCATGAAGACCTATTTAATAATACTGCATCTGGTTATTTAATGGTCTCGGAATCTATGGGATACATAGAAACTTTGAATTTGATGGGTAATGAATATATCAGAATACGTTATGGTAAAACTAATGATATTCAATATTTGACTGATAAGGTTTTCAGAGTTTATAAAGTTGGAAAAAGAAAACTTGAGGGCAATATGAATACCGAATCATATTGTCTATATTTTTGTTCGGAAGAAATGATATTGTCCGAACAATATAAAATTAGTAAGTCGTATAAGCATCAATCAATAAAAGATAACATTGAAGATATTCTTGTAAATTATCTTGATGTGCCGGATGAAAAATTGAATACGATTGAATCGACTTATGGCAAATACGATTTTATTATTCCTAATATAAAACCATTTGATGCCATAAATTGGTTATCAATATACGCAAGACCTAGACCAGATCAACCAGGTTGCGATATGTTATTGTACGAAAATCGTGATGGGTTTAATTTCAGATCGATTCAATCTTTGATGAGACAAGGACCTTACAGGACTTACAATTATAATCCTAAGAATGTTATAACAAGTAATGGTCCTCTGCAACAAGAAATTGACAAGACCGCTTATAATGTTACAACATATGAAATATTAGATTCATTTGACTCTTTGAATGGAATAAATTCTGGTATTTTTGCTAATAAATTAATATCTGTTGACCCTTTACTCAGAAGATATAAAATTACAGAATTTGATTATGGTGATTATGTTAGTAAAGCAACAATGCTGAACAAATATGCGATAACAAATAACCATAAAAATAGAAAAAATCATGGGTTGAATCAAACCCCGGAAGCAGTAACAAAATTGGTATTCTCAAACTTCAGTCAACAAGAAGTTCCATATGTCAAGTCAGTTGCGGGTGGAGTAGCAAATGATATTTTTGCTGAGACTTACATTCCATATAGGACTGCACAATTAGCGTTGGCTAATTATAATAGGGTCCGAATTTCTGTTCCTGGTGATCCTTTATTGACAGTCGGTATGGTTATAGGTTTTGATTTATTGTCCATTAATCCTAAGGTAGACAAAAAAGAACCGGATAAATTTTATTCCGGTAACTATTTGATCACCGCAGTTAGACACATGATAACCATGTACGAGTATAAGACTGTACTAGAGATTTCAAAAGATAGCTCAATTACTCCTTATTCTGGCGTAGATAATACTCAAACATTGTGGAAAAATATGGTAAAAGGAAAAACCAAAAATGTCTAAAGTGATTAATAATTTTGCTGGACTTAATGGTTTTGTCTGGTGGATGGGTGTTGTTGAGAATAGAAAAGATCCATTAAAAGTTGGACGTTGCCAAGTTCGTATTTTTGGATGGCATACTGACAATAAAAAATTAATTCCAACTGAAGATTTACCTTGGTGTCTTCCCTTATATCCATTGAATAGATCAAAAGATTTTTCAACACCAAGAGAAGGTGATTATATTGTTGGATTCTTTTTGGATAGTGAATCTGGTCAAGCCCCCGTAATGATGGGTGTATTACCTGGCATACAATCTACTGCACCTTCTGGAGATTCCGGGTTTCAAGACCCCCGTACAAAATCAGAAATTGCTGCTGGACCGCAAGTGCCTGAGGGACAAGTGCAAAGTTCGGTTGGACAACCAACAATAGTGCCCCTTGCAAGAGGGATTATAGCAAATTCGGCCATCTCCGCAACCAACTCTGCAAGAAGTGCTGTTCCTGATATTACTACTCCAATCAGGGCCACCATTGCTGCGGCTAAAGCACAGGCAATTGTATTCTTGCAAGAAATTAGATTGGCCAAGGATGCAATTATTGCTTCATTTATTACTCCTGGTTCCGGTATATCGAATAGTGCTGCTACTGTTCCAATTCAAAATGCCGCGCAGGTTGAAGCTTATGCACAACAAGCCGCGGCAGTAGCAGATGCCGTGACACAAGTTCAAGCCGTTGTTCAAGAAGTGACTGCAACATTATCATATATTGATAGTTTGCCAGCAGCAACAATTGCACAAATAAATAGTGAAGTTAATTTACCTGGACAAACCGGAGGCTTGCTTAATGGCATAACTTCTGAGGTTAAATCTAAAGCATCCGAATTACAGAATACATTAGGTTAATTATGGCTGACACAACATTACCACCTTCAATTGCATGGGTAGAGCCTAGGTCTGATTATGAGGCAGAATATCCTTATAATAATGTAACTCAAACAGAATCTGGTCATCTGTTTGAAATGGATGATACTCCTACAGCCGAACGCATCCGGCTGCAACATAGAACCGGCACATTCACAGAAACACAAGCCGATGGTACTCAAATACACAAAGTTGTTGGAGATCATTATCAAATTATTGTAAAAGATAATAATGTTTTAATTAAAGGTACATGCAACATTACTATAGTTGGAAATTCAGTTATGCATGTGCAAGGAGATGCATATTTGCAAGTTGATGGGAATGTTAATGAGAATGTTCTTGGTGATGTAAATCAAATTGTTTCCGGTGATTTAAATTCAACGGTAAAAGGATCAACAACAATAACCGGCAAAGGTGGAACAACAATTAATTCGGATGTGGTTGTAAATGGCGATTTAAAAGTCACAGGCGGTATATCCTCTAGCGGAAGTATAAATGCGGTGACGAATGTTACAGCAGGCTCTCAGGTGTATGCTCCGTTGGTTATGGACGGACTTGGACTGCCCTCAGATTCGATTTTAGCATTACGAGAAGCATATAGCATACATACGCACCTTGTTCCTGGTATTATGAATGGATCTAGCGTGGCTACTGCAGTGATTACAACGTCCCAAGTTGGTCCATAAATGTACAATAAATAACACATGGCCACACTAAAAAAAATATACTCAGATTTGGACTTAACTTTTAATCGTACTCCGGTTAAAAATGACGTTGCAATAAGTTATGATGACCAAGCGGTAATTCGCTCGGTCAGAAATTTATTGCTCACAAATTTTTATGAGAGACCATTTCAACCAAACCTTGGCTCTAATATTAATAAACTTTTATTTGAACCTGTAAATAATTTAACTTCCGGCAATCTCAAAGCAGATATAGAGAATGTTATAAAAAATTATGAAACAAGAGTTAGTATTGATGAAATTATTGTGACGCCGAACGCAGATGAGAATGCATATTATATAACATTGCAATTCTACATAGGAAATAATACTTCACCGACAACAGTAAACCTAGTTCTTGAAAGGTCCAGATAATGGCGTCAAATACAAATATTCAAATTACTGAATTGGATTTCAGTAATATTAAGAATAGTTTCATACAATATTTACAAGGACAAGACACCTTTAAGGACTATAATTTCCAAGGTTCTGCTTTGTCTACGATTTTGGATGTACTTGCATATAATACGCAATACAATGCATACTATTTAAATATGGTTGCTAATGAGATGTTTTTGGATTCCGCATTACAGAGAGCATCTGTTGTATCTCATGCAAAATTATTAAATTACACACCAAAATCTGCTATTGCACCTTCCGCAACAATTAATTTTACTGCAAATGGTGTTGCACCAAATGAAGCATTTACTTTGCCTAGATTTACGAATTTTTTATCTGAAGCAATTGGTGGGGTAAACTATAATTTCGTTACAACAGAATCGACCACTATAAACAATAATAATGATACTTCTGTGACCTTTAGTGACATTGAACTGAAACAAGGTATTCCAACCACATATAGATATGTTTTAAATACCACTTCAAATCCTAAAGCACTATTTGAAATACCGGATGCAACAATTGATACAACAACACTTAATGTTTTCGTGCAACAAAATAATGCAAATACTAATTATGATGTTTACCAAAGTGCATCAAATTATTTGGAATTAAATTCCAGTTCACTTGTATATTTTTTGCAAGAATCTTTAACCGGCACATATGAAATTTATTTTGGTGACGGTGTACTTGGTAAAAAATTGGATAATGATAATGTGATTGTTTTATCATACATTTCAACAGATGGAACCTCGGCATCCGGTGCAAATAATTTTGTTCTGATGGATAGTATTCCTGGAATGACAAGTTCTAGTATCAACCCCGTTGTTGCGGCATCACAGGGTGGAACAAAAGAATCAATTTCTTCAATAAAGTTTCAGGCACCAAAATCATATTCTGCACAAAACCGTGCAGTAACAAAAGAAGATTACATTACAATACTGCAACAAAATACTTTAGGTATTTCTTTTGATGCAGTTAATGTTTGGGGTGGAGAACAAAATGATCCTCCTGTTTATGGTCAAGTTTTTGTTTCATTAAAACCTTCTGGCGGCTATAGTTTAACCGCAACACAAAAACAAAGATTAATTTCTGAAGTTATTAAACCAATTAGTGTTTTAACAGTAGAACCAAATATTGTTGATCCTGATTATACATATTTAAATATTTCTGCTAGTGTATATTACGATCCGAATAAAACTTCACAGACGCCGTTGCAACTTGAATCTGGTATTAAATCATCAATAACAACGTTTGCTAAAAATAATTTAAATACATTTAATTCAACATTCAGTTCTTATGATTTACTTTCTTCGATTCAAAATTACAGTTCTTCTATAATCAGTAGCGATTTTTCTATAAAATTGCAAAAGAAATTTTATCCTAATTTATCTTCATCCAGCAGTTATAATTTGTACTACGGAACACAATTAGAAAAAAGTATACTGCAAAGTGGAGTAACAAGTTTTCCGGCCATGCAATTCCGCGACCCTGGAAATTTAGCTAATATTATTGATGGCGTTTATATTGAAGAGGTTCCACAACTGACGAATGGAGTTGAATCGATTTCGATTCTTAACCCAGGATTCAGTTATCAATATGCACCAACAATTACAATTTTGGGTGATGGTTCTGGTGCTACTGCACACGCAATAATTGTTTCCGGTAGGATTAGTAAAATTGTAGTTGATTCTGCTGGTTCTGGTTATACGGATGCTATTGCTACTGTAACTCCAAATGTGAATGATACAACTGGACAATTTGGTTCACTTGTTGTTAATTTGGAAGGACGTTATGGTACGCTAAGAACTTATTATAATAATATTACTAACGTTAAAACAATACTAAATGCAAATGCAGGAACAATTGATTATATTAATGGTATTATAACTCTCACCAATTTTTCACCCTATCAAATAAATAGCGATCTTGGTGCCTTGACAATATCCGCAAAACCAACCACGACAATTATTTCGTCTACATACAATAGAATTATTTCTGTTGATGAATTCGATCCAAATTCAGTAAATGTAAAAGTTATTGCAAAGTCTGGTAAATGATAACAAATAAAACCTCATTACTGATTCCTAATCAGTTACCTGAATTTATCAGGGAAAATCCGGATTATGAAAAATTTGTTTTATTCCTCCAAGCATACTATGAGTGGATGGAAGAAACTGGTAATGTAACTGATAGAAGTAAAAATATATTAAATTATATTGATATTGATCGAACCAGTAATGAATTTTTGGATTATTTTTATAATGATTTTCTTTCTTATTTTCCTGTGGATGTATTAACAGATAAGAAAATTGTTACCAAAATAGCAAAAGAACTTTATAAGACAAAAGGTACTCCTGCTTCTTATAAATTTTTATTCAGAATTTTATACAATTCTGATGTTGATTTTTTCTATACAAAAGATGCTGTATTGAGAGCATCGGCCGGTAAATGGTATGTTTCCAAAAGTCTAAATGTAAAATCTGACAATATAAATTTTTTAGCGGCCGCCAATTATAGAATTTTTGGTGAAACGACTAAATCTATTGCGGTAATTGAAAATACAACATTTACAAAAAATAAAACTGAAATATTTATTTCAAACATTGAAAGATTATTTCAATCTGGTGAATATGTGCGTGTTGTTGACAACAATGATCAAGATGTATATTTTTTAAATGGTGTTGCCGTATCTTCAGATACTATTGGTGCGACCATACTTCGCGGTAAAATTGTAGGACAAATTAGTCAAATTAAAATTAATCCGGAGTATAGAGGTGAATTATACCAAACCGGCGATCCTGTTATTGCATATGGTGCTTTAGAATCTGAAAATGGTATAGGTGCAACAGCAACTGTAGGAGAAACTACAACCGGTTCGATTCAGCGTATTGTTATTGATAATGGTGGTTATGGTTATGTGTATGCTCCTACAGTAACCGATAGTAATACTGGAGCGATCTCCACACAAACGGTAACTACTGCAATTCAAATTACTAACGCTCCTGGAGCACAGGTTCGCGTTGCGAGTGTAGATCCGGATGCAAATGTTTCTTCAAACGTAAGTTTTATTTCCGTTAATTATATTGGCTCTAAAGCATCTATAAGTATCGGTTCGGCTAATTATGCGTTTAAATCATACACAACAAATGCAAATACAACAATTGCAAATACATTAAATTTTATTTCTTTTACTGGTTCCCCAATATCATCATTGATTATTGATAATCATGGTGGAGGTATTAAAAAGACTCCGGTTATAACTGCGGATACACAATATTCTACACTTTATAGTGCCGGCACATCCAGTTTAAAAAATCTTGGTATTTTGAGTCCAATTTTAATTATTAATGGTGGAAATGGATACAGAGTAAATGATAAAATTGTATTTTCGGGTGGATCTGGTTATGGAGCATATGCTAATGTCATATCAGTTGATCCTTCAACAAACGCTATCACTTCTATAAAATATGTTTATCCCACTAATGATACACCACACAAATATTCATTGGGTGGTATGGGATATAAGACCGATTCATTGCCTTTACTTAGCGTAAATTCTGCAAACACTTTATCTTCTAATGCAGTATTAATTGTTCCTGGTATTATGGGTGATGGAGCCGTGTTAACTCCTATTACAGATCGTGCCGGCTCTATAACGACAATTACAATTAATAATTATGGTGAAGATTATATTGGAACACCAAACGTATCGATAAGGGTGCAAGACATTGTTGTTGCGAATGTTGATTACACCAATATTGCTCAGAAAGGTGATATTGTATATCAGGGAGCAAATGTCGATGTAGCAACTTTCAAGGCGACTGTAGATTCGGTATCCTTACTTGTTCAGGATTATCCACCAAGTGCTTCAAGATATAGACTTAGAGTGTTTAATTATACTTCTAAAGCCAATAATTTTTTTGGGTCATTGAATGTTGATGGTAAAAGCATCACAATGGATATGTCCAATAAGTATACTCTGGCAATTGCGGATGACCGTTATGATACAACTTCTGGTGTTTTAATTTATGGTGATGGAACAGCAAAGGCTACCGCATCATTCTTAAATGGTTTGGTTATTGGTAACGGTAAATATTTGGATAGCACTGGACATCCAAGTTCTTATGATGTTTTACAGAGTGAAAATTTTAATAATTTCACATATGAAATTACTGTAGGAAAAGAAATTGAAAAGTATAGAAAAGTACTATTGGACTTGTTGCATCCGACTGGACTAAAAGTTCTTGGTAGATATGCAGTCAAAGTTGATAATCGTTTCAATTTACATTTAGCACATGCTACACAATCAAGTCAAACTTTAGGATTCTATACTGGAAATCCTGGATCAAGTGCAGCAATTGTTGGTGATTTCACCAACCAAAGTAGCAATACCATACAATTTGACGGACTTTCTGGATCTAACACACAAGGATTCATTTTCCCGAATGAGAGTTTCATTTCAATATCAAATTCTTATGGTCAACTTGTATATTCCAAAGTTGTTAATGTTACACCAGAATATACTAATTTGTTACGTTACTCGGAGTATTTTGATAATGCTGCGTGGGTTAAGTATGGTACAACGTCCGTTACCGCAGATGCCACCACATCTCCTAATGGGGGTGTAAATGCAGACAGAGTTACTTTAGCGGCATCATCTGGAATTTACCAAGCTGTGTCATCCGCAGCAGCAACTACTTACACAATTAGTATTTGGATTAGGGCCGATTCCGCGCAGTCGGTAAACCTAATATCCAATACAAATTTGAGCGAAGTTACAACGCTTGCGGTTAGCGTCACAACTTCTTGGCAACGAGTAACACTTCAAAAAACCACAACTACAGGAACCATAGTTAGTTTACAGGTTTCCACCGGAGGGTCTGGAGCAACGGTATATTTGTGGGGTGCCCAAATAGTAACCGGAACCGTTGCACGCGATTATGTACCATCAACAACCACATTCGTATCAAGAGCGAATACAGGAACATATTTCGCGGCGAACGGAACTCTACAAACCGCTGCAATTAATATTCCAAGATATCAATATAATCCTGCAAACTTGAGTGCGCCTCCATTCTTGTTGTTGGAGCCTGCTGCTAATAATTTATTGACATATAGTGAAGATTTTAGAAATACTGCTGAGGTGGGATCTACAAGGCCTTGGACACAATTCAATGATGGTGCATCAGATAACGTTGCTGTCAATTTAGTTTCTACTGTAAATCCAACAGGTGCAATATCTCTTGTGTCCAAACTGACACAGAATTCCAGTGTGGTAACTTCACAAAGACAAGTATCACAAACTCAGGAAGCAATTGCAAATAATACAATATACACTTTTTCAGTATTTGCAAAAGCTCAAGAAGTTAAGAATATACAATTACTTATAACTACACGCGAACCATTATATCCTGGCATAGTAGCGAATCTTGTTACTGGAATTGTAACTTCAGTATTTTCACCTAATGTGTTGAATTATGGTATCATTAATTGTGGTAATGGTTGGTACAGATGTTGGGCGACAGCAAACGTTTTTTCTGGCAGCCAGAACGCTGGAATGAATATACTACAAAATTCAACAAGTTTGTCTCAAAACGCTTATCATGGAAATGTTGGTGATGGTGTTCTCCTCTGGGGCGCACAAGCCGAACTCGGATATACACCAACTTCATATATCCCGACAACTACTGTTCAAACGACGCGAGCAGCAGACAATTCAACAAGTACCAGCACAATCAAGTATGCAACTGCGACGTTGGAAGATAACGTTTGGGTCACCTTTGCTAACGTTGCTTCTGTAACTGGTGTATCTGGTAATAATAGACTCAATATAAGTTATCTGACTGGTTCATATGACATTATAAATAACGGTGAATATAGCAATACATCTTATCCATTGTACGATATTGTTCGTTCTGGGGATAAAATTCTTGTTGCAAATAATACAGTAAGAACTGTTAGTTCAGTTGATCCAGTTAACAATTTGATTGTATTGACTTCCAATTTGACAAGCAATGCCAATTCATTTATGACAGTCAATAGAAATATTTACGAGACGGACGGTGCTGTGAGAATTTATGGACCTTTAGGTGTTCAATATATACCTGAACTTATAACTGAAGATGGTAGAAATATAATAACAGAAGATGGATTCACAATCTTAATAGGATAATAAATGTCAACAGTAAAAATTTCACAATTACCATCAATAAGTGCAATTGACGCAAATACGGCAAATACACTATTTGTTGGAGTTGATATACCATCTGGAGCGACCGGCCAGCTAACTGCAAAAACTTTAGCTAAAGGTTTGTATTCGAATGAAGTTTTGGATGTTGGTAGTAATCCACAAAATTTACCTAATACTGTTGCACAGTTTGCTAGGTCCGGAGCATCATACGTACAAACAAACTTGGTGAATCTAGATGATGGTGGATCTGCTGATATTGTTGTGACTGCAAATACTGGTTCTGGTGGAACAGATTCGGCATATTTTATTGATATGGGGTTTGTGAATAAGAACTACCAACCAGGTGTAGAGTTCAATAACATCGGAACAGCAGTATCACCGTTGGATGGTTATTTGTACGCACAAGGATTAAATGGATCGCCGGGAGGTAATTTGATTGTTGGTACTACAACAACAAATGCCAACCTTAAAATTATTGTTGGTGGTGGAACATCTTCGAATATTGTTGCGAGATTCACAAATACTGGATTGACGTTAAACACTCAATCATATCTAACTTTTGCTGATGGTACAAAACAAACAACGGCCGCGGCATCTAATGCATATACTCAAGCAGCATTTGATAAAGCAAATTCTGCTGTACAAAACACGGCAGTAATTCAACTGCAATCACTAACCTTGACTGGTAATCTGATTGCAAACTCGGTAGGTCAATCAATCTCTGTTGATAATCTCACATCAGCTTCAGCAACATTTTCTAGAAATCTTGTTGTTTTAGGTAATCTGACTGCAAATACATTATTAGGTAATATTTTCTTTTCGAATGTTACATCAATAACCACACAAGCAAATTCGATTCTTTGGACACAACAAGCCGGAGTAATACCACAACAAACAGGACAATTATGGTATTCTTCTAATACACAATCATTAGTTCTTGATACTGACGTTACGAATGATAGACCTTCTATTTCGAAAGTTCTTTTCTACCGTTGTTATAATGCATCAGGTGCAACAATACCTGCAAATTCAGTAGTTAGATTGACTGGTGGTTTTACTGCCAATTTAATTCCAAATGTAACTTTGGCTGATGCGAGTTCAGCAGCTAATGCAACGGTCGCCGGTTTTGTTGTTAATTCAATACCTACAGGTGCATACGGATTTGCATACTCACAAGGTATCGTTGAAAACTTAAATGGTTCTGGTTTAGGTAATTCCGGTGATATTTTATTCTTATCTACAACACCAGGACGTACAACTACCACAGCACCAACAAGTGGAAATTCAAATACTGTCGTTCAGATAGGTAGAATTATTTCTAACGATGCTACACAAGGTAAGTTGTTTATTCAAAATCAATTGCGTCAAGCATATGGCCAAACAAACGGTTCTGTATTATATGCTTTCGCAAATAACATTACTGCAAGCAATACATTAAGTATAAATGACGGAACAGGAACAGTAAACGCTAATACTATTATAGCAAATACAGTTGTGTTTAGTTCTTACACCGCAAATGCGATGGTGACACAGTTGACCAGTAAATCTACTGCGGTTACTGCAAACGGCATTTCTGGTCAAATTACAATGCACAATGCCGCACTTGCAGGTCAAGCCTATGTAACATTTACAGTTAATAACAGTTTTGTCAAACGTGTTAATGATATTCCTTTTGTTGCTATACAAAACTCAGTAACAACACCAAATCCGTACATAGTTTCTGTTAGTGGAGTTGCTGTTGGTAGTTTTAATATTAGTGTACTTAATGCAGATTCCGGCGGTGGTTCTTCACATTCAGATGCAATTGTATTAAATTGGGGTTTAATCCGAGTTGGTAATTAAGAGATAAATAAATCATGGCAAATAAAAATATCATCACATCTTTTGGTCGCACAGCTCAAGTTGGACAAACAGTATATTCGCCGGTTGCGATTCTTCCGCCTCCTGTAAATCAATCAATTGCATCCATATATTGTTTCATAGGTCGAGTTGAGCCTTGGTCTGACGATAATAATCCCGACACTCCTACAGATGATGAAAAATATATAAAGAATGTACTTAAAAATATATTTGCCGTTAAAAAAGTTACCACCAATGGAATAAGTCCAGTTATACCAAGAGTTGATTGGACTTCTGGTGTAATATATGATTATTACCGTGATGATGTTGATATGTTTGAATTGGATTTGAATGGTAATTTAATTAAAAATTTCTATGTGAAAAATCGGTATGACCAGGTTTTCAAATGTCTTTGGAATCAAAATGATACACCTTCATTGAATGAACCTTTTTTTCAACCAGGAACTTTTGGAACTAATAATATTTTTCAATCGATTGATGGCTACAAATGGAAATACATGTATACCATTACCGCCGGATCGAAACGATCTTTTATGGATTCTGTTTGGATGCCAGTTCCATTAAACTCCAATCCTGCTGGTATATTGGATACTGCTGCAGGTTTAGGTGATATCGAAGTTATTAATATTATAAATGGTGGTTCCGGTTACGACCTTAATGTTGCTCCAGTAACAATCCAAATTACCGGTGATGGTTATAATGCTTCGGCCAATGCTGAAATCACCAATGGATCAATTACTAATATTGTTGTTGGTGATCCTGGAACTATGTATAGCGGAGCGACAGCTATTGCCATTTCTGCAAATGGTTCCGGTGCAATACTTTCTGCGAATGTTTCTCCTCGCGGCGGCCACGGATTCGATCCTGCACTAGAACTTGGATGTAACCATGTTATGATTACTGCAGAATTTAATGGTACTGAGGGTGGTATTATTCCAACAAAAAGTAGTTCTGATGATACACCAATTGACTATAGACAAGTTGGTGTTTTGGTGAATGCTACTGCACAAGACACTTATCCGTATTGGGCCAATGCATCAGTCTATAGTTGTACAACAGATTTAATTGTTGCTTCCGGCTACGGAGATTATCGTCCTGATGAAATAATATTTCAAAGTCCAAATCAAACATTAGGATCCGCATCATTTATTGGTACAGTAGTTGCATTTGATCCTGCAACCAATAAATTAAGACTAATAAATACAACAGGTGTACCGGTAGCCGATACAAGTATCATTGGTAGTCAAGCAACAAGAACGGTATTAACAATTACTTATCCAACATTCATCCCATATTCTGGTGCTATTTTGTATATTGAAAATAGAAGTAGCATCTCAAGAAGTGATGATGGAACAGAACAAATTAAATTTGTATCAGGATACTAAAGGAATAACATGTCTTTAAACTTTAACGTTGATCCATACTACGATGACTTTGATCCAACAAAGAACTTTCATCGTATACTTTTTAAACCTGGTTTTGCCGTTCAGGCTAGAGAACTTACGCAATCGCAGACTATTTTACAGGATCAGATTACTAAGTTTGCTGATAATATTTTTAAACAAAATTCTCCTGTGACTGGTGGACAAATCACCACAAATTTAAATTGTTATTACATAAAATTACAAAATACGGATTCAAATGGTAATCAAATTGATCCTACGGTATTTGATGGTCGATTGATACAAAATGCGACAGGTACTGTTGTTGCTCGCGTAATTAAAGTTGCTGTATCAACTCTAACCTCTACCGGTGCAGGCGACCCACCAACATTAATTGTTACTTATAAGACGGGTACACAATTTGTTGATGGAGACACCATTTATGATTCTTTATCGCCGAATACAACAGCACAGACATTAACATCCGATGCTACAGGTTTAAGTTCGGTTGCTTCTATTGCACAAGGTGTATTTTATATTTCTGGTAATTATACTCGTTCTGATGGTATTGTTATTTCCAATGGAACTTTCGTTCAAGTAAATCCACAAACTGTAATACTTTCGAAGTATAGCAATACGCCTAGTGTTCGTGTTGGTTTGAATATTACCGAAACAATTTATGATTATGTTAATGATCCTTCCATGTTGGATCCTGCTGTTGGTGCTTCCAACTATCAGGCACCAGGTGCCGACCGTTATGTGATCACATTAACGCTGGAAACTCGTCCATTGACGTTGGGTGATGATGATGGATTTATTCAATTGATTCGTATTGATGCTGGTAATGTTTATAAGTTGGTTGATGGTTCTGTATATAATGTTATTGATGATTATTTTGCAAAACGTGACTATGAAACTAACGGCGATTACATTGTTAAGGACTTCAGTTTAACACCAAAAACAAATGTAGATTCTAGCAAATATACAATGAGTGTTGGTAAGGGCCTGGCATATGTGCATGGATATAGAATTGAAAATCCTGCGCCTTTAGATATTGTTTCGAATCGCGCTAGAACAACGAAAACACAAACTAATAATCCAGTCTTCATAGATACCGGCAGTTATTTTTATGTTAACACATTAAGTGGCGCAAATAACCATTCATTTTTCGACAATGGTTCGGGTGCATATCAAGCGGCACAACCAATAGATATTCATTGTGTTTCGGTTGCAAATGTTAATGTATCGACCTCAAGTGCATATTCATCAACTATTGTTTCTTCTGGTTATCTAAGGAACATTATTTACGACCATAATAGCACAGACACTCAAGCTAATACGTCAGTATATAAATTTTATGTAAATGACCTGCAGAACAATGCCCTATCGGCAAATGTCGTTTCGGCTACATCTAATACGATTGTTTTGCCTAGTTATTTCTCAGTAACAAATAGTGCATATGTTGGAGTTACGGTTTCAATCACTAAGGGTACTTCTGCTGGAGATTTTAGAACTATTTCTGCATATGATGGTAGTACACATACTGCTACCGTAAGCCAACCTTGGTCTGCTACTCCCGATACCACATCAATATTTAATTTGAACTTTGGAATCAAGGATTCGGAAACTATAGTGTATGCGAGTAAAGCATCGTATCCAGCGACTATTTATGGTACATCTGTAATTGATGTTGAAAATAAAGCAGGTAATATTTTAACGGGTGATGTGTCAATGCAGAACCCTATCAATCCTGAAATGATTTTCCGAATTGGAAATCCATATGTTTCCAGTTTGACTGGTACAGCATATACAACAACACTTGTGAATCATGGAGTTTCTTTTAGTCCTGCTGGTCCAGGTACAGCCGCCGCTCAATTGACATATTCTAGTTATTCCGGTGATGTTGTACCGATTGCAACGGGAACATTAAGTTCCGATGTTATTAAACAAAATTATACTGTGATTGTTACGAACAAAGGAACAAACACCAAAATTAATGTGGGCGATGTTTTGATTTGGACTTCAACAGCGAATGCATCTAGAAGTATGTCGGTTACCGGATCTTCACCTTCACAAATTGTAAATTTCTTTACTTCAACTACCGATTTAGCACCATTTACAGCTTCAGTTTTATCGAAAGCCTTCGTTCAGAACGGTGATAGCACAAAGATTCTAAGAACTAAAACACTTGTGTCTGGTAATACAACATATGTCAAAACTACAAGTGTTTCTGGTGGCACAGTCGTTAATACTAATACTTTTGTTGATAGTGTTTCTGGCGGACAAATTTTTATTAGAAAAGCGGGCCTAGTTACACCAGGTTCGAAACAAAGTTTGTATGTAGTTGATGTGAAGAGAGTACTTGCCATTTATGATACCGGTGCATCGGGTAATATTCCTACAGTTGGTGCTACAATACCAACAACATACACTAATATCACAACCAATTACACCTTTAATTCCGGACAAAAAGATAGTTTTTATGATCATGCTTATATAACATTAAAGTCTGGTTCACCGCAACCCGCAGGTAATATCCTTGTTATTGTTGATTACTATGTGCATAGCGGCGGAGATGGATTGTTTAGTGTTGCATCATATACTAATGAAGTATATACTCAAATTCCAAACTATCCTTCTTCTGGCGGAATTGTTTACCCGTTGCGAGATTCTATTGATTTCCGTCCATCGAGAGTCAATGCATCTTCAACATTTGTTTTCCGCACAAATTCCGGTGGCATAAATGAAGTATTGTTGCCAACAGACTTGACAACATTCACTGGAACATATTCTTATTATTTGGCACGTAAGGATAAATTGGTATTAACCAAAGATAAGAGTTTGCAGATTATTGAGGGCACACCTTCAACAACTCCAAATTTACCTACCGAACCTGAAGGTTCATTAGTTATCGCCAATCTGATTCATAATCCATATACTGGATTCTTACCAACTGAAGCGCCTGTAGGGTTCTCCGGTGATTTGTCTATTGACAAAGTTCAGCATAAGCGTTTTACTATGCAGGATATATCTGGTTTAGAGAGTAGAATTAATCAGATTGAATACTATACTGCGTTGAGTACACTGGAACAAAATGCCCAATCTCTACAGACTCCTGATGCCTATGGTTTGAATAGATTTAAGAATGGTATTCTGGTTGATGATTTTTCTAGTTTTGCCACGGCAGATAGTTACAGTAGCGATTTCTTGGTTGCTATCAACAAAAGAACTCGACAGATGACTGCATCCCAGAATGTTCGTAATTTTCCAATGAAACCATTGGCTGTTACCTATAACATGGGTAAACTGAATCCAGTTTCGCAAAGCACTCTCGGTTATAAAATTAATCAAGATGGATTGATAAATTATATCACACTACCTTATACGACCGGAAATTTGGTTTCGCAAAGTACCGCAAGCCGAACTGTTAATTTAAATCCATTCTCTGTTCCTAGGTCCGAAGGTATTACTGCAATTACTCCCAATATGGATAATTGGGTAGATGATACACAGTTGCCTGCTCTACTGATTACTGATCCTAATATGACGGTTCTGAGAGAATCTTCAACAAATAGCATAATAAGCCAAGGTGATTGGAAAACTATTTCAGGCACATCATCTAGTGTATCTAGTTCAACACAAGCATCCAAAGACATTTATGTTGAGGGTCATGATAAAAACTGGAGCCCATATGGTTATAAAGGTTATCATGCTATTGAAACTGATACCACAACAACCACAAAAACAACAACCACAACTGTACAACAACAAAATAGTTTGATTGGTCCATATAGCAGTATAGGTAACACTTACGCAATTAACAACGGTTATATCACCGACGTTACTATACTGCCCTGGATAAGAAAACAACAAATTATATTCCGTTCTAGAGGATTATTATTCAACACAGAATTATCTGCGTTCTTTGATGGTCTCTCGATTGATCAATATATACGTAAATCGAACGTTATTGAATTGACTGGAGTAACTGGAACATTCAATGAAGATGATGTGGTTGGATATGTTGATAATGTTGGTGTATTTCATCCGACCGCGGTTGTTTTAGGTGTTTATAATTATCCAACCAATACATTTGCAAGAATATATGTTGCCGGTGATGGTTCATCTACTTCCTATAATGGAGGATCTTACAAACTTGTTTCGGGTAATTTTGATACCAACGGAACTTATCAATCTTATACTGCATCTGGCACAATTTCTACTACAGACCATTATGCTGGTGTTGTATCAAATACAAATACTTCCGGAACAACAACAAATACTTTAACAATATCCGCATTGTCAGCAAATGTTACCAATTATTTTGGTACTAGTGGTAATACACTTTCGATTGTTTCTGGTACTGGTGTCGGACAATCTGCTACAATTACAGCATTTGATCCCGCAACAGATAAAATCACACTTTCTTCTGCAATTACATGCGCGAATGGTGATATCTATTCTATTCATAGTTCATCATCTTCAACTGTCATTAAATCTGATGCACACGGTTCTGCTTATGGTATCTTCTGTGTACCTACGAATGTTTTCCATACTGGTGAAAGAATCTTCCGTCTTGACAATAGTTTAGGTGGTGACCCAACTACTGCCACAACTTTCTCACAGGCTACATTCTATGCATCTGGACTAAGTACGTCATCACAGGCTTTAGATTTTGGTGCATCACCTTCTGGAGCAAAGAAAACTTTTGTTTCAACGAGAGAACAAACTCTCGTAAGCACAAAAACTAATGTAAGCGTAAACAAATCTACAAAAATTCTTAATCCTTGGGATCCTGTGGCGCAAACATTTATTATTGATAGCCAAAATTTCCCTAACGGTGCATTTTTATCTTCAGTTAATTTCTTTTTTAGAACAAAACCTGATGCAACAAGTGCCGATAGGTCGCCGGTGTCTTTATCAATTGTGGGTACGCAAAATGGATATCCAAATGGTATCACCTTAGATCATTCTGTCATTTCTGTACCATGGGAAAAAATCAATATTTCTGATACACCACATTATTTGGACTCATCGACATATACGACATTTAATTTTGCTGTGCCAATTTATATACAACCAAATGTATTGTATGCGTTTGTTTTGAGTAGTGGTTCTAATGAGTACACTGCGTGGGTTGCCGCAACGGGAGACACTGCGGTATCTTCTTCAGTTAAGAATTTACCAACAGATAATACACCAACTGCAATTAGTAAAATTGCTGCGGCTCCGTATGTTGGTGGATTGTTTATTTCACAAAATGCACAAACTTGGACTGTAGACCAGAATCAAAGTTTGATGTTTACTATTGATCGTTGCATATTCTCCACGGCTTCAAGTCCAACTGTTCAGTTTGTTGTTCCTAAGAAATTGCCAGAAAGAAGAATTATTGATCAAACAATTGATTATTATCTTAATGCGAATTCTATAACATCACAGACTAATGCGGTTAATAATACAGACGTTCTTGTTGATGCATTTAATGTGACAACCACAGATTTTGTTCCTACAACAACATCTATTGGATATACATATTCTGCAACTTTACAATCTGGTTCTGCCGCGGGTACTGTCAATATTACTCCTGGTAAATTTGGAACAACAACATATGATGATATTTACTTGAGCGATGGCCAAGGCGAACGTGTTCTTCAGGCTAATACAAATAATTCATTGTCGGTATACGCACAATTAACATCCATTGATCCTGCTGTTAGTCCGATGATTTCTGATGCCGGGTTATCATCATATGCAATTAGATGGAATATTAATAATTGTGAGTTGTCGAATTCCGTTATAACGTTATCTAGCGGCGGTACTGGATATAATGCAATGACAACATCGGTAACTGTGGTTGGTGGTGCATCGAATGGAAGCAATACATCAAATATTGCTATTGCGGCCGCCAATATTTCTGGTGGTGTTATTCAATCTATATACCTAACAGGTGGTGGCTCTGGTTATATTACCACACCTACTTTAATTATTGCTGATTCGAATACTACTCCAGGATCAGGTGCTACTGCATATGTGACCGGAGAAACATCATCGAAGGGTGGTCCTGCGATTGCTAAGTATGTGACTAAAAAAGTTGTACTCGATGCTGGTTACGATTCAGGAGATTTGAATGTGTATATTACAGCATATCGCCCTGTTAACACAGACATTTTAGTGTACTATAAAATTCTGAACAGAAACGACACACAAAAATTTGATGATGGTTCTTGGCAATTGATGAATAAAATTAGAAATGGTGAATCTGTATATTCGCAGACCCGCGATAATGCTATTGAATATGTATTTGCGCCGGGAACTGGTGGCACCGACCAAGGTTATGTAAGTTACATCAGTACTAATGGACAAACTTATAGTACATTTAGTCAATTTGCGATTAAAATTATACTGGTATCTTCAGACCATACATATACTCCATATCTAAATGATTTACGATGCCTTGCATTACCGGCAACAGTTAACACGACATTCTAATTATGCTTGTACAAATACCTGGTACCCATCTTGTTCGTGATACGAATAGTATGGGTCTCATTAACCGAGATTCTAATGCAAGAGATGAATACTTCATGAAACGCAAGTTAATGGAGACTCAAAAAGAAGAAATAAATAACATAAAGTCTGATATAGATATATTAAAATCGGATTTATCGGAAATCAAGAACTTGATGCTCAAACTATTAGAAAAAGGTCCAAATGTCTAATACCGTTTCAATACTTAGTAATGCCAATACATTCTCTGAATGGTTGGTGGTCACAAATGCTGCCGCCAAAGAAATTAATAGTATTGGTAAAACCAATTGGCATAAAGATACAGGAACTCTATATCTGGATGGTAGTCCGCTTGCACTGCAGGTAAATACTACTGCGATTTTTGCTTCCGCCCTACAAGTAACAGGTGCAGGTTCTTCTGCTACCATTCAAAATAATCTTTCTGTAAGTGGCCAAGTTTATTTTACCAATAATACATTGGGTCTAACTAATACTGGACAAGCAAACATTGGTGGGTTGCTTTTGGCTCTTGCTCCAAATACTGGACTTATTGTTGCAAATACTGCAAATATTGGTGGTGCTTTAAATGTTACTGGTGTCACGACATTAAATAATACACTATCAGTTGCAGCCAATACGACTTTAAATAAGTATCTTGCTGTCACTAACGATATTAGTGGTAATAATATTACACTAACAAATAATATTAATGGTAGACTATTGAATGTTTCACTTGATGGTATTGTTGGACAAACATTAACTGTTGGTAGCAAATTAATTGTTACTGCGGATTCATATACAAACACTTTACAATCGAATAATTCTGTCAATACTGCATCTCTCACAGTAACTGGTGCTGGTACAGTCAATACTCTGCAAGCCAATAGTTCCGTTAATACGACAACCATCACGGCAACCGGTTCTGGTACTGTTAATACTTTACAGGCTAATAGTTCGGTTAATACTGCAACTATTACGGTTACTGGTTCAGGTACGGTTAATACTTTACAATCTAACGCATCGGTAAATACTAAAACACTTACCGTAACTGGTTCAGGTACTGTTAATACTCTGCAGGCTAATACATCTGTTAATACTTCTTCGATAACTGCATACACGTTGCAATCAAACTTGTCTGTAAATACTGCAACCATCACAGCAACTGGTTCCGGTACCGTTAATACCTTACAGGCAAATAGTTCTGTTAACACCGCAACTATTACAGTTACTGGTTCGGGTACTGTTAATACTTTACAGGCAAATAGTTCGGTTAATACTGCAACTATTACGGTTACTGGTTCCGGTACTGTTAATACTCTACAGGCTAATGCGTCCGTTAATACAACGACCCTTACTGTGGTTGGATCAGGTATTGTTAATACTTTACAGGCTAATGCATCCGTTAATACGACAACACTTACAGTTGTTGGTTCTGGTACTGTTAATACTTTACAGGCTAATACATCTGTTAATACATCAATATTGACTGTTAGTAATTCTGGAACATTCAATACTGTACAATCCAATTCATCTGTTAATACGGCAACACTTACAGTTGTTGGTTCTGGTACCGTTAATACACTACAGGCCAATACATCTGTTAATACGGGATCATTAACTGCAACTTCCGGTCTTTTTGGTAGTCTTCAAACTACTGGTGCATTGGTTGTTCAAGGTAATTTCCAAATTAATGGATCTACCACATACAACTCAAATAACTTTACTCTAAATTCTGGAGGAAGTTCATTACCTGCATCAACGTCATCGATTAATGTATATCGTCCATCCCCGGCAACAGCAAATGCATCAATCCGATGGAATGAAACGTCAGGTTATTGGGAGATTAAAGATGTTTCCGGTATCAATGCCAATTCATACTATAGACTATTATCAACAAACACTGTTTCCAGTCTAGCTCGTGCAATTGCAATTGCTGATGGTGGTACAAATCAAACAGCATTTACTTCTGGTCGAATAACATACTTTGATGGCACATCATTAAATTCTCTTGCGGTGCAAACACCAGACACTACAGGCTTGAGTACGGCAAATACTATTACTGGTATTACAGTAGACGCCTATGGAAGACTTACTTCGTTACCTAATACAAGAATTGCAATCACAACCTCACAGGTTTCTGGATTGGCTACATCGGCTACAACAGATACTTCAAATGCAAATAACATCACCACTGGTACACTAAGCACTTCTAGATTGCCTGGTTCTGGTGTTACTGCTGGAGTATACGGTGGAACAACTCAGATTCCAGTTGTCACTGTGGATAGTGTTGGTCGTGTAACCTCTGCTGCAAATGTTGCGGTCTCGACTACTATTTCATTAGGCGCAGGTTCAGGTTCAGGTAGCGTTGCCGGCGGAGGCACACTAACAATATCTGGTGGTAATGGCATATCAACATCAGTTACTGGTAGTACGTATACTATCAACAACACCGGTGTCAATACTATCTCTGGTACAACAAATCAAGTTACTGCCAATGCTTCAACTGGTAATATTTTATTGAGTTTGCCGCAAAATATCAACACGACTGCAACACCTACTTTCTCGGGAGTGAATGCAACAACCTTTACTGGTAATTTAGTTGCGACTACTGCCAATGCAACAACATTCACCGGCAATTTAGTTGCAACTACTGCATCAGCAACAACATTCACTGGTGCATTGAATGGTAATGCAACATCCGCAACTTCGGCTGTAACGTCATCAAATACTGGTGCATTTATGGGCTTGAATTTGCAGCCTGTCGCAACGGTAATAGGTGTCAATCAAGTTGCTAGAAGTGATTCTTCTGGATATATGAATCTTTCATATATTTCTTCAAGCACCGTGAATAATGAAGTCCCTACATTATATTCTGCTAATCAAGTTATTATCACCAACGGTGCCGACAATCTTTATAGAAAAATTAGTTTCGGCAACTTTGTGTCGTCTTTAGTGATCCCAACTTCACAAATTTCTGGAACTCTTCCTGTTACGAATGGTGGTACCGGTGTTACCTTGTCAACTGGATCTGGTTATAACGTATTGAATACAAGTCCAATACTAACTACTCCAATATTAGGAACACCACAATCTATAACGTTGACTAATGCTACTGGACTTCCATTAACCACTGGCGTCACTGGAACTCTACCTGTT